GACGACTTAGCGAGATCGCTCATTTTCTGGGCGTGAAAGTTGACTGGCTATTAACAGGATTTAAGGAGGACTAATGAAGCTATGGTACAGGTTCATCAATTCGGTGTGGCGTATCAAAGAGCAGGTAAGTACAGCGAGAGCCAGCTTATCCTTGTGGCTAACAGTAACGCTATTAGCGGCGTTGGCGGTTCTAGTTTTGCGGTTATGCCAGTAGAAGTCAAGAAGATTTTAGGTATCAAAAAAGCCCTCAACGGCTAATGTTGAGAGCAACGAAATAAAAAACAATATCTAAAGGAGATTATAACACAATGATTGAGTTTGATGATAGTGATTTACGGAACTTACAAGAAGTTGACGGCGTTATTTTGCAAGACGTACACGGTGAACGTGTAGCAATCGGCAAAGGCATTGGCTATGAGAATGTCTTTGCTTTTATGAACGCCTATTTCGAGGAATATGGTGCAGAAGACTTTGCTAAAAAAGTTGGATATGAGGACGCTGTAGACATGTTTAAATCGTGGCTTTTAGGTGTTCCAGTCGATGAATATGATCTCATGGACTGGGTATGTGAATCATTTAGTGGTATTGATGCCGATTCATTTCAAAATCAGTACGACTACGAAAATGAAGCTTATTTAGAAGCGCAAGATCAAAAATTAGATCAAGCATTAGGAAAAGTAGGTGGCAGTTATGCATGACGCACAAGAATGGCTAGATGGCATCATTGCCGATATTCCCAACATCCGCAAAGAGATGCTAGATGACTGTCGCACTATGAAGACCTATGGCAAGGCAAAACAGTACGCTAAGCAGTTCAAAGTTGACTTCGAGGGTAATTATAGGGCTACGGCAGAAGAACAAGCACAGAGCCTATTTAACAGTCTTATCGAGGACGTAGTTACAGAACTCAATCGAGAATTTGACAGAGGAGAGATTAAACATGACTGAGGCAACAAAGCTAGCAGAAATGACAAAAGATCAGCTAATTAAGATAGTTGACCAGTTGCAGGATGAAAAGAAAGAACAAGCCAAAAAAGACAACGCTAGCGTTTATGAGCGCTTGTCAAAAGTAGATGTTTCTAAGTTTGTTGATAAAAAGAATGGTCTTAATTATCTAAGCTGGGCGAAAGCCTGGGGTCTGGTAAAGAGTATTTTCCCCGATGCTAGTTATAAGCTGCGGGAATACCCATATTACACACAAACAGCAGACGGTAATTATCAGCAGATTGGTACACACGATTACTTACGTACTGAGTACGGCGTTGAAGTTGAAGCCAGCGTAACTATTAAAGGTGAGACATATAGTTCAAAGCTTTATGTCATGGACTTTCACAATAGGGCACTTGACCCTAAAAAAGTTACTTACTTTGAAATTAATAAAACGCAAATGCGGGCGTTAACTAAGGCGTTAGCATTTGCGGGGCTGGGTTTGAACATTTACGCTGGTGAAGATTTACCAAGCAACGACGAAAAAACGCCACAGCGTAAGGAGAAAACTACCAAGCAGGAATTAATTCAAATAGCAAAAAAGCGAAAAACTCAATATGGTGGTGGCAAAGAACTGGTAACCGATATTGTAGGTCTTGAAAGTAGTGGAGACAAGCAAGCCAAAGCGTTTATTGAGAATTGGAAACAGAAAGATGAAAAGAATAAAGCTCTGTACGACTTTATTAAGAAAAATGATCTTGTTACACACGGCATGAAGATAGGAGCATAAATATGAGCGAAGAGCAAAAAGCATTTACTGGTGCAAAAGCATTCTTAATGATTCCACCATCAATCGCGGAAGATAAAGACCTTTTAAAAAAGCCTAAGTCAATTATCTTGATGGGACATATTATTTCAATGCTGAATATCACAGGCTCGTTCTTTATGAGCAACAAGAAAATAGCTGAAAGAATTGATGTTAATTCACGCTCTGTTAATAGGTATCTTGAACTTCTTGAAGAGAAAAAATTAATTAGTAGAGAGAATATTAAAAGCAGTGAAAACGGTGCAATCATAGGTCGAAAAATACGTGCTGGCGACGACCTCATGACATATATGTCAAGAGGGTGGCGAAATGAGTGTCAGGGGGGTACTGGCACAGATGTCGCAACCCCCATGACACCACGGTCAACTAAATATAACAGTAATAATAGAACAACTAATAGAACAGTAGAAGATATATATAGTTCTGCTGACGCAGAACCACCTATCCCTTACAAAGAAATTATTGATTATCTCAATAAAAAAACTAATCAGCATCTACGCTATCAAACCAAAGCTTATCAGAAATTAATTAGACAACGGTTTGAGGAAGGTGCAACGCTAGAAGACTTCAAAAAAGCCATTGATAATCAGGCATATGCATGGCAAGGAACGAGGTTCTGGAAATATATGCGACCATCTACACTATTTCAAGCATCTAAGTTTGATTCTTATGTGAATGCTAATGACTTAAATCAAGCGAAACAGCCGTCTAATGGCGGCTACGGTGGCGAGCCAAATATAAGTGACATTCCAGACGATGATTTACCGTTTTAAAGGTGGTGATAATGATGCAAGGACTAGAAGGAATTGCAATTAAAACCGAAAAAGCAGACCAAGTATGTCCAATTCATAAAACTCAAATGGTGCTAGACCGCAAAGGCAAGCCATTTTGTATTGAATGTATGAAAGAACAAACTGAAAAAGAAAAGAATGACCAAGTTAAACGCTTTATGCATGACAAGGTCACTAAGATTTTACGTACTAGAAGCTTGGTAGATAGACCAGAGGACTTAGAAAAGTCTTTGGAAAATTACACGGCTAAAAAAGGATCACAAGAGGCTTCAATGGGTAATGCTGCTTATAAAATTGCCCATGAACTAATTGATAACCCTGATAAAGCCATGACAACGTTGATGTATGGCACGCCAGGCGAGGGAAAGAGCCATTTAGCAATGTCAATCCTTAATATCGTAAATGCTAAGAGCAATCCACCACAAACTTGCCTATTTATAGACGTTAGTAAGATGTTTGACATGATTTATGAATCTATGGAAGATCCAACGAGCTGGTGGACTAAAAAGAATGCTATTAACTTTTTGGGTAGTGTAAATGTTCTAGTGATTGATGATCTGGGCAGTGAATCATCTATGCGACAGAATGAGGCAACAGAAGCAACTGAATTTAAACAGGACGTATTAAAACAGATTCTTGATAAGCAAAAGAGGCTAATCGTCACAACTAATTTAACGCTTAAAGAGTTGCAACAGGCGTATAACCCTAAAATCGTTAGTCGCTTGTTATCGGATTCACGCGGTAGACGTTTAGATTTTACAGGAATTTCAGATAAAAGATTGGAGCTATAACACATGATTAAAATTGTTGAAAAGTCAGAAAAAAACGACTTATTGGAATTAAATGTTAATGACACAATTTGCTGTTGGAATGATGATGCGTCCGTTG